GTGTTGCAACACCCATTCTAACTAAATCTTGTGGTGATAATGAAAATTCACCTATGTCAGATAAATCGATATCTACGTGTATTGTTTGTGACCCAATAGGTACACCAAAAATCATATAATCCCCACTATCGTTTGTTCTTGCAGTATAACGATAATATTTGTCATAGACCTCTATTAAAGTTTGGTCTAATAAAACGTCTTCTCTATCGAAAAAAGTACCTGTAGGATTATGTCCACTATGTTGTTGTACGTATGGTAATAAATTATATCTATAACCATCCTCATTTAATTCTGTTAAATTTTTATAAGGGTATAAATCGGCAATAATTGGATTTTCTTCATCTTCTGAAGTTAGGGGTACAAAAATTGAAACCTTGACATTAGGGATACCGAACCCATCGTTTGCGGTTACCCTACCAATTACAACACCATAATCAGAACATGGTCTTGTATAAATTTGACTCTGTAGAATTTTTAAAGACAATATCTCTAAAAACTCAAAGTCTTGGTCTAAAAGTACTTTTAATGATTTATCAACACCTACTTGTGTTCTTATCCTATATGAATTCGACATTCTTTATCTTTTTTGATAAATAGTTTATGGTCTATTTTACAAAAGATAAATCACTTTTTTATAAAATAAATTATCAAGAGAAATTAACAGTTTTAAGATTCTTAACTCTTACAATTACATCTTTACTAGGAAATCTTAATTGATAGGTTTGACTTGGTTCGGCAAAAATAGTGTCATCGATTAATTCTATTTGTTTAGTGTCCTCATTAGAATATCTTTGGGAAGTTTGAGATGACGAGTATTGTCCCCCAACTTTGTTAAACACTTGAATGTCCGCAACGGAAATAACGCCATTTTCACTCTGTACTAACCTTCTAATTTCAGAGATATAAACATTTTGTCCCATTTGTCTATTTGAAGGACTTAAATATTCTGTAATAATATTAACTATTTGAGAAATTACCGTCCCTTGATTTTGACTATTATCTAAAACAACGTCGATATTGATTCCCAAATCAATTACATTTGCACTTTGTATTGAGATATAGTCATTAATCATTCTATAATTTGACAAATAATTAGCAACATTATTCTTTAATGTGTTAGAGACTATTTCAGTTAAACTTCCTGATTCGTCGTACGCTAACATTTTAATGATTATTTTATTGTTTTCTTCGGTTATCGCTACTTTTGCGGGAGCCCCAAATTGTGACGGCATTGTTCTTATTATTGAGTCATAGTCATTAATGGTTACCGCTCTATTTTGAGCCGCAAAATTAAATGCCACTAAATTTCTAACTTCTTCTGTTGTTGGTGAGGGAGCCCCTCCGATTGCCGCAGTGACATTAGTACAAGACAATGAGTTAACCACACTTGTATTGATAGACTCTGAAGGTCCGTTGACAAAGAATGATATATTACCAATTTGAGTAATTACATTTACACCTAAATTACTAGCCGTTCCTCCTCCAATTCTATACTGTATGAATAATGTTGAATTACCTTTTAAGGTACTACCTAACGCAAAGTTATTAGAATATTTGTACAAATCTAATTGATACCCGTTTCTGGCAAATTCTCTCAACTGTTCGTCAGCGGATTGGGTTCCTCCACCAAAAGTCATTTTTAAAAATCCTTCAGGTGTAAATTCAGTAATAAATTTATCACTTGTCTGTATGTATCTACCAACTTTAATTCCAGGGTTGTCGGACACTTTTGTTGGGTCCTCAACAAAAACTCTATCTTCAATTAACGCTTTTACTTCATACCATCTATTATCCAATCCTAAAAATTCTTGAGCCGATGGAACGTTTGAGTATTGGGTTCCGTCTTTTAACAAAACACTTGTAACTCCCAATACATTTTTCTCAGGTAAAAATAATTCAAAAAATGGTCTAACATCGTTAGGTGTAATTACTCTTTTGAAAACTTTGGTAATCCCATTAACAACTGTTTCTCTTTTAACAATAGTATAATTTAACAATTTGTTATTGGCGTCAAAATTAGGTATCTTTAACCTGTTTGGGAATCCTTCTGCGTTAATTGCTGAAGCGAAATCAATGTCATATACGGTTTCAAATACTTGTCCTGCACCATTTACTTGTGACCCTCTTCTTAAAATACCACAATATCTTAAATCTTCTTTATCCCCAAAAGCAGGAACTGTTATTGAGAAGTCAACTAATGCGACTGAAGGTCTTTGTCCAGGGATTTTTAAACCGTATGTTCTTGCAATGTTAAATATTGAAGACCTTTGTTGGGCATACTGAAGTACAGTTTCTTGAATACTTCTATCTATGTTAAATTGTAAGTTGTCGGTAACCGCAGCATTTAAATCTAATAATGCCGAGAATACTGAGGCGTCGTTAAAATTATCAATCAACTCAGGATAATAAGTTCTTGTAAAATTAACAAGTTCAGTTCTAATGGATTGAAAATCCCTAGTAGTATATGATATTTTTTTATTTGCCATATATTATTAAATATTGATAATCACGAAATCACTTTCATTAAATGCAGAATCTGTGATAATATAATCTATTTTTATTTTAGCGGTATGTTCCATTTCTCCAATACCAGGAACTTTATAAACTCTTTTATCGTCTTCAATATAAGAGCCTTTGTTTTCTTCTCCTTCAGAAGCTGGTTTTACACTTATGTTTTGAATCGTAATTCCTGGCATATATTCAGAAACAGAGTCACGAATCTCAGCTTCAATGTCTGAAAATGTTGGTCCATCCATTGGTTCAAAAATGAACTCGTATAATCGGGTTCCAAAATCAGGTAAATAATATCTAGTTCCTTTTCTTGTTAAAAGTAAGTGTACAAGATTACTTCTAATTTCAGAATCTTTATCTTCAGATAAACTTAAATAAGTTCCTTTTGCCGAATCTTGAAATGGGAAATTTATACCGTATGTTTTACCTTCTGCCATATCTAATAAATATATGTCGCGATTATTTCTTATAAATAGATAAAAAATAAAAATCCCGACAAAGTGTCGGGATAAGTGTCGTGATTAAGATGAACATCCAAAACAATCAAATTGACTATTTTCAGGTTTTGGTGGTAGATTCATATGACTAAAATCAACTTTAGGTGGTTCAGGAGTTGTTTTTGGTTTCTCAATTTTAGAGATATCGACCGCCAAATGTTTCGCCCCTGTTGAAATCGCTTTTGTTCTTACATAGTAACAAAGAGTTTTAAGTCCTTTCTCCCAACCATAAAAATGTGATGACGATATTTTAGATAACGTTGGGTTAGCCATATAAATGTTCATTGACTGTGATTGGTCTATAAATGGAGCTCTATCTGAGGCCATAGTTATCAACTCTTTCTGAGAAATTTCCCAAATAGTTTTGTATTTTAAAATTAAATGTTCAATACGTTTAACTTTAAAATTATATCTTTTATCTTCAGGGTCAAGGTAATTAATGAAATTAATATTTTGAATTGAACCTTCATTTAAGATAATCTCATTTTTTAAATCCTCGCACCAAATTCCAATCTTTTCAAAATCATTAATCAAGTATTTGTTAACAATCATAATCTCACCACCAACTACACGTCTGTTAAAGATTGCTGAGTGAGCGGGTTCTGTCATTTCATATGAACCTGTAATTTTAGCGGAAGACGCGACAGGCATCTGAGCGGTAAATAATGAATTACAAACACCATGATTAGAGACTTCTAATTTAAGGTTATCCCAATCCCACATTCTACCTAATCCTTCATAATCTAATCCCCACATATCAAATTGAAATATTCCTTTTGACATCGGTGACCCTTCAAAATGAGCATAAGGTTTATATTCACCTGATTTACACAACTCCATACTTTCAGTGATAGCTGCGAAATAAATTGTTTCAAAAATTTCTTTATTCAATTTTTTAGCTTCTTCAGAAGTGAATACATAATCCATTAAATAAAATACGTCCGCAAGACCTTGGGTTCCAATAGCGATTGCTCTTTGTTCTCTACCTCCCTTTTCTCCTTTAAAAGTTGAGTAGTTGTTAATATCAACCACTTTATTTAAAGCTCTAACAACTTTTCTAACCTCACTATATAAAAGATTATAATTGAATGAACCGTCCTTAACAAAATTCTTCAATACCATGGATGATAATGTACATATCGCAGTAGTATTTTCGTCAGTGTACTGATAAATCTCATTACAAAGATTTGATTGTTTAATTACTCCAATATTTTGATGGTTAGTCTTCTTGTTTGCATTATCTTTAGAACAAAGATATGGTACACCTGTTTCAATTTGTGATTCGATAATTTTGTTCCAAATTTCCTGTGCCTTAACTTTCTTACCAAGTCCCATAGAAACCGCTTTATTATAATTCTGTTCGTATTCGTCACCGTAAGACTCTTGTAAAGGTTTTATACCCGCCTTTTTAATGTCATTAGGACAAAACAAATACCAATCATCATTATTTCTAACCGCCTTCATAAAATTATCAGGAATCCATAATGCAGTAAACAAATCTCTCGCTCTTAACTCTTCAGCCCCTGTATTCTTTTTAATATCTAATAGGTCAAAAATGTCTTTATGCCAAGGTTCTAAATAGATTGCCGCAGAACCAGGTCTACGTCCTTGTTGGTTAAAGAATCTTAATGATTCATTAACAATCTTCAAATATTTTAACAATCCTCCCGCATATCCACCTGAAGATGAAATACGACTTTCTTTACTTCTAATATTTGACATAGATAGTCCGATACCTGCCGCGTCTGAAGAATACGTAGAAATGTCTCTCATAGTATTCAACAACCCTTCTCTAGAATCGGCATCGTTGTAGTGTAAAACGCAAGATGCTAACTGAGGTGTTTTAGTACCCGAATTAATCATGATTGGAGTCGCGGGTGAAATTAATTGATTAGACAATGATTTATAATATTCCAAAGCCTCTTCCCATGTTTTAGTAACCCAAAGTGCAACTCTCATGTACATGTGTTGAGGTCTTTCGACTACAATTCCGTTTGATAATTTTAAAAGGTACATCTCTTGTAATGACCTCCAAGCAAAATAATCAAAATTATAATCATTATCATGATTAATCGCATCGTCAATAACATTAGGACCGTATAATGCAATTGTTTGCATCAATTCACTATTAATAACTCCTTCTTGATGAAGTTTAGTCATAGTGTTTGAAAAACTTTCGTCCGTTTCTTTATGATAAGAAGATATAGCAACTGAAGATGCTAGTCTTGAATAATCGTGGTGACTACCAGTATATGCTGCGGCAATTTCATAAATTAGTTTATCTAATTCTTTTGTTGTAATAATACCTTCAGTTGGTACTGAAGTGA